CCGCTAAGGAATAAGTAGCTATCTTCGACATTATATTTTTTTAAATTATTAAACAACAACTCTTAATTCTCCTGTAGAAGTTTTGTATGGCATACCAACACTTATCCCACCTGTTATAGCGGCAGCATTATCAGCAAAAATTTGAAGAGTACTCCCCCATAAAGCAAGTACATCTGATATTTTAAAATTTTTTGTATTGTCAGAATCACTAACGTCTGTACCTAAAAGAAAATCATTTAAATTAGGAGGAGTTGGTTCAGGGTATGTACTAATTTTTGCCATCTTAGTTTAAAGTTAAAAGGTATAAAATCTTATCGGTTAATGCAATCATTTCATCTATAATATTTTGCAACTCAGATGGATAGTTGTTTCTCTCAGTATCAAGAGTTGAACGCAACTCTTTTAAATGAGAAGTAGCGTCTGTGTTTTTTGACTCAGGAATAATTATTTCAACTCTTTTGTTTCTACCAAAATAAGCTTCAGTAAACTTGTCTGTCAAGTCAAGGATACCATCATAATAAGCATTTAATGCTTTATGCTCTGCAAACGATGTCGTTTGAAGATGCGCGATGTGCATTGCATCTCTTGATTGGAACAATGTTCCGATGAATTTTCCCGGTGTCATATTATTTTTCTTTTTTTGTTACCTCTCCTGTTTGAACATTAATAACAGCATCAGCACCATACTTGTCAACTAATAGTTGTTCGTGGATTGCAAACTGCGCTTTTAATTCTTCAATGTGGCGAATTATGTTAAGCTTTTGCAGCTCAGCATCTCCAATGGCCATTTTTGCTTTACTAAACTCTGCGTTTAATTCTTGAATTGTTTGAAGCTCTTCTTGTGTTACTTGTGTGTTTTTCATTTTGATTATATTTGATTATTAATTATACAAAGATATGAATTTTAAAATAATGTTCGATTTATTCTTTTGTAAGTATAAAATCCTAAAGCGATAAGTAGTAATATCATAAGCCACCACAAATAAATTGAGTAGTTAGCTTTCTTGTCAATGTCTTTTTTAAATACTTTTACAGCAGTAGATTTTTTTACCTTGGCTTTAATTGAGGCCTTTTTAGACACTTTTATTTTTGTTGTATCTACTAAGGCCTTTTTTGTTTTTTTATACTTTAGCTTTACGTTCTTGTATGTCTTGCCATCAACTTCAATAACTTTGGCAGTATCAATTGGTGTTATTTCTAATTCATCAGTATTAGTTACAATGCTAATGTGATTATCTTGAGTTGTTGTAGTTTCTTGCTTAGTAACAGAAGTACTATCTGTTTTTGTTTTTGTATCTGTTTTTTCTACATCTACTTTTCTTGCAGCACAAGAAGAAACGAGAACACAGAACAATATGTATAATATTAACTTTTTCATTATTCAATAGTTAAAGTTATTGATTTTGCTAACTGCATTTTTTTGAATAGTTTTCCAAAAGCTAATCTTGAATTTCCAATATAGTCTTCTGAACGAGAAGTCCCTACTAATATACAACCTTCTGTATCATGGTTGGAATTACCACTATGGATACGAACACCTTCGAAGTTTGGTACATTAAGTAAAATTGGCAATAATTTTTTAAATCGATTACTAAGAGTTATTCCAACTATATATGTTCCCTTTGATATTGCGGTTTCTCCTTTTATTTTTACTTTACGTTCTTTATCTTCAAGCGTATAGCATTCAAACTTTCCGTCAATATATAATTCTCCAATCGTAGATTTCTCTGTTCTATGTAATCTTTTTATAATTATATTCATTAGTTTAGTACGTCTATATTGTTTTTTACCTCTTTAGCTCTAAGTAGTGCTTTTTTTAATAACTTCCAAATATCTATGTTAAATGTTTCTTCAATATTCTCTTTAATTGATACCAACTCTATGAAAATCAAAAGTATAGCGCATATCTTCGTAAACATAAATACAAATCCAAACCACTTTTGAATAAATTCGTTTAAAAGAAAATTGTCAATTAAAAAAAGAAATAAAATACATATTTCATATAGGGCCATTTTTGAAACTATATTTGACAACACCCTACTCCTAACACTCCCCCAACCTTTAAGCTTTACACTTTTAAAAACTCCTGTAAATGTATCAAGTATTATTGCTGCTCCTACAGCTATTAAAAGTCCGTGAATTGGAACAAATAATAATAATAAAGAGGATGCTATGTAGTTTAAATATTTCATTATTTCCCTTGGCCTTTATAGGCTTTAACGTAGTTCTTACTTGTTTTTGAAGTGCTTGTTTTTGTCTTTGAAGCCACGCCTTTTGATTTAGACTTTTTTAAATAAGACCCATCTTGTGTTTTAACTTTTGCCATTCTACCAAAGGGCTATAACATTCGTTGCTGTGGTAGATGTGCTTCTAAGTTTTAACACTTGAATTGGAAGTGTTGTTCCGGCAGGAACTGCAAAAAAAGTTGCTATATCTCCTCCTATCGTAACAACAGAAACGTTTCCTGTTCCTCCAATATAAAGATAACATCCGTAATTACCAATTCCTGATTGAGGAGATGCTTGGTAAACGTTATAAACTTTAGCAGTAGCCGCAAAGATATTTGCGTTTAAAGTAAGTTGTGTTTGGCTGTCAATAGTGACTACTGTTGCAGATGTTTCATCCGTGTCGTTGTAAACAATGTCTCCTACGCAAATATTATTAGTAATAAATGTAGCAGCAGAATCAATCAACTTAAACGCTGTCGCAGTAGTATTAGTTCCTGTTTCAATTGAATTTGGAAATGCAATATTTGCATCATCTGATTTATGGGTCCTTAGTGCCCGAGAATAAGAGTGTTTAAATGCTGACATAGTCTTTAATTTTTATTTATTTTATAAAATGTTCTGTTGATTGTCAAATTTTGTTTGTAAAATGCTCTGTTAATTAATAACTCAGGATTGTTTAATTCTTCTTTTCTTTCAGAACAACCACAAGGCACTCCTGTAATTTCTGAAATAGTTTCAACCACCTTTTTAATCCCTGTCGCAGCAGTAATTTTTTCGATTGTATCTCCTAATCCTTTTGATTCCATTTTGTAAAGGTATTAATATTTTTTTAATTTTGTAGCAGTATTTGTTTTTGGATTATAAGTAAAATCCTCTACCGAACCTCCCGACCTTTTAACCGCTCTATCTTTTGCTCTTTGAGACGCTGTCATTGCATTTCGCTTCTTTCCTAATTCAGTAAGTGTTTTGCCATCTGACTTTAAGTGACCGCGTTTTTGCAATATGGTTACTGCTAGTTTTTTACTTCCAACTTGTGAAGCCAATCTATTTACTAATTGACCGCTTCCCATAAATTTTTGAGTTTCCATACTATTTCTTTTTAACAGTAGCCTTTACATTCCCTTTTAAAAATTTCATCTTGCCATCTAACGATTTCTTAGACTCGTATTGTTTTGCTTTTGCAATTACTTTTTTCATTACTTTTTTTCAGATAATCTTATTTTTCTGTCTTCAACTCTAGCGGCTCTTCCAAAAAGTCTATCAGCTTTTTTGTCTCTACCTTCATCTACAGCCTGTTTTGCTTTATCAACCAACTTATTTTCTTTTCTTCTAAGTCTATTGATTTTATCATTTTCGTTACCAAAAATTGATGGTGCTAATGGGAAATCTCTATTCATAACTTTAATATTTTCCTTTACGATTACTTGGATTACTTGTTGTTGAACCTCCCGGTCCTGCCCATAGATTTTTACACGCCCAATATCTTGCGCTTAGCTTGTCATTGGCTGTGCTGCAACTATGTCTTGCTTTAAAACTTTTACGCGCAGCATCTGAATAATTATTGCCATAGCCTTTTGCTCCAAAATGAATAAGTTTTTCTTGTCCATTTGAACAGGCTTTTACCATTTTCTTTTTACCCGGCCTGTCTGAAGAGACCGGGCTATTACATTTCATTTTAGATTTATCAGCCATAACTTATTGTCTAAATGCTCTTGTGTTATGCCCCGGGGATTGTTTTTCAACAGGAGCCTCGTTTACCACTTCTTCTACGGTTGCTACTACTTCTTCTACAACCACTTCTTCAATTTGTTTCTTTGCCATTTTAATTAACAATAAGAGTTACTACCTTTCATTCCTTTTCCTTTAGCAGAAGACATTATTTTGTTAGTTGCGCCTTTGCTGTTTTGATTGATAGCTAACTTTTGTGTGCTACCGGTACCGGTGCTTGGCATCTGCATACGAGATGAGCCCGGTAAGTTTGGAGTGTTTTTTTCCATTATTTCTTTTTCATTAAAGGTTTCATCGCAGGCTTTGCTGCTGCTTTCGGCATTTGCATTTTTGATGATGCAGGTAATTTCGGAGTTGATTTTGCTTTCGCCATTTTTATTTAGTATTTAGTTGTTATTAATTTTATGTTGTCTTGGAAAAAGAAGCTAGACCAAAAAGCCCACTTCCTCCTGATGAACTTCTGTTTTTATTTCTTTCTTCTCTAGCCGCTGATATTTTCCTTTGGCTTTCTGCTTTTGCGGCTCTTCTGTCTTTAGACCTTTTATCAATATCTGCAAATACTCCTTGCAAATCTGTTATAGGCTGAGGCGAAGTTGCTAATGGAGTATCATCTCTTTTTTCTGTTTCTTTTTTTGCCATGGTTTCTATTTTGTTTTCCAATCCTTTTTTGATTGCTTTGCTGCTGCTTTTGAAATTCCACATTTTGTAGCTTTAAAATCAGTCCCACATTTAACAGAACCTTCATCTACTGCATCATCTTTTTTTGCCATTTTTTCTTTTAGCTTTTGGTCATTTTTTTTCAAATCTTCAACAGAAATACCTGAATTTTTTGACCTAGATGCATAACCAACACTGTCTTTAACTTTATATGCTTCAACTTTTTGTTTGCCCGCAACTTTTAAACCTTCCATTCTTTTTGCATACGCTTCTTTTTTTGCAGCTATGTCAATTTTATTTTGTTGTCTTTTATCTATAACCTTAGGCTTAATAGTATCCTGTGCAAATCTAATATCCGGTGTGTTAGCCAACGGAGTGTCGGGTCTTACTTGATTAATAGCCATTACTGTTGTGGTTGTTGAGGTTGTTGAGGTTGTTGAGACTGTGTTGGTTGCGGTTGAGCCGGCATACTTTCTCTAGATAGTGCATTAATTTGCTGTATAGCATTGTCTGCCGTTACCTGAAATTTGTTAATAGGTTGAGCCTGAGTTTGATACGAAGGCTGCAATCCTGAACTAACAGGTTGAGGTTCAGAGGTATTTGCTAATGGGGTGTCGGGTCTTTTGATTGGAAGTGCCATGATTATTTCTTTTTTGATTTAAGTTTGAATGGTGCATTAGTTCCTTCTCCTCCAACAGGATTTCCCCAAGCATCTTTTAATCCTTTGTAGCTATCTACAGGAGGAGTGGCGGCCAATGGAGTGTCAGGTCTTTTTACTTTTTTCTTATCAGGCATGATTATTTCTTTTTAGGGGTTAATTTTCTTTTAGTAGCTTCTTCGTATCCACGCATGCCTTGTTGAGTTTTCATATCATAAGCCGGCAAAGAACCTTTTCCTTGTACTGCTCTATCAAAACCTTGTTTGTAATATGAACTATCTACGGCTGTTGGAGTATATGGTTTATCCTTAAAAGAGCCTTTTTTAGTGGTTTTCATATTGCTGTAATCAGGCTTAGGTGTGTCTCCTAATGGAACATCTTTTCTTGTGATTGGCATGATTATATTTTTTAATTAATAACTTTGTAGCAAATGTATAAAAAAAAAATCAAATGAAATCAAATACAGATGATTACCTAAAGTATTGGAGAGTTATTCGTCAATTCGTAAAAATCAAA